GATAATGTTCCTTCTAATACAATAAATCAAATTAACTTTATTGAATTTTTTGAAGATTTAAATTCTACTAGAAGCGGTGGAATCGTAAATTATGTAAAAACTACAATAGCAGTAAATAATGAATTTCCAGCTGCTGGGGGTAAATCTGGTGATTCTATACAAGATATTAAAAATAATGCTCTTGCAAATTTTGCAACACAAAATCGATTAGTTACTAAAGATGATTATATTATACGAGCATATAGTATGCCAGTAAATTATGGTAGTGTAGCAAAATCATATATTGTTCCCGATGATCAAATTACCCAACAAGATCTAGAAGTTTCTAGAACACCTAATCCATTAGCATTAAATATGTATGTATTAGGTTATAATGAAAATAAACAACTAGTTGAACTTAATGCTGCAATTAAAGAAAATTTAAAAACATATTTAGGTTACTACCGAATGCTAACTGATGCAGTAAATATAAAGAATGCATTTATAATTAATATTGGAGTAGATTTTAAAATATCAGTATTACCTAATTATAATAGCAATGATGTATTATTGCGTTGTATCGATGCATTAAAAACATACTTTGAAATTGATAAGTGGCAGATTAATCAGCCGATAATTAAATCAGAAGTTTTAAATATATTAGGAAATACAAAAGGCGTACAATCTGTATTTAGTGTAGAATTTAAAAACCTATATGATTCAGATTTAGGATATTCTGGAAATATATATGATTTATCAGCAGCTGATAGAAAAGGTATTTTATATCCTAGTTTAGACCCTAGTATATTCGAAGTTCGATTCACAAACAAAGATATTACGGGACAAGTGCTAACTTATTAATCTTTATATTTATATAAAAAGGATTAATTAAATGGGAGTACTTTCTACAAACCGTTCACAAATAACGGCTGGCGGTTTAATTTCTGCAAGTTTTGTTTCTGATTTATATAATGTTTTAACAGGTAATACTAAAGAAGATGTAATATTATCTGGTTCATTAAATGTAACTGGTAGTATTATTGGTACTATAACCACAGCATCATTTGCTACTACGGCATCATATTATATCGAAACAGATCCAATTTTTGTTGCTAAATCTGGTTCTTTTGCTACTACCGGATCAAATATATTTACAACTACTCAAACTATTAGTAGTTCTAGTATCGTATTGTCACAAGTATCTTCTAGTTTAAATTTCGTAAATGATACAGCCGCTGCAGCCGGTGGAGTACCGTTAGGTGGTTTATATAGAAGTGGCAGCTTTGTATTAATACGATTATCATAACAAGGATAAATCATGTTTAGAATATTTTATGCAGAAAAGGATGCGACGTTGTATGAATCGTCGCCAGATTATAATACTGGACTCGATGAGATACTAGAAATTGGTAAACGGTTGGGAACTGATGGTAGTACACTCCAAAAATCTAGAAGTGTTGTAAAATTTGATATGTCAGAGATACAATCTACATTATCAAAATATTCTGTCGATTTAAATGATTGTAAATTCTTATTGCAACTATATACTACAAATGCAAAAAATCTTCCTGCTGAATATACTATTACCGCAAATATATTAGCACAAGATTGGATTAATGGTACTGGATTTTATTACCGGCAATATGAAACTTGTTGGCAGCCCAATGCGGCTCTCAGAAACGCCGGTTG